ATGCTCCATGACATGAAAGATTCAGGCTCTTTGATACCAGCTTCACTGTTGGCAATAAGAACAGACCTTGAGAAATTTGTGGAGTTGTATAAAGGCTTTGGAATTGAGTGTATTGTTGAGCCAGTAGAAAAAGGCTCAAATATCACTTTGGTTCATGAGGGTGGCTGGGATAATCCAAAAGCTGTGGTTTCTTTTGATAAAGATGGCAAATTTATTGAACAAAGTTTTTTAGAATAAGAGTGGAATAAATGACCACAAAAATACCAGATAAAGATATCTTGAGGCTCATCCAGCTGGCAAAGAAAACTCAGTGGGATTATAAGCTTTCAAAGTATGAGGATAAAGCCCTTAAAAAGATAAATAAATCTGTCCGGATGGTGCAAAGGAATATCAGCAAGAAACTTGCCACCATCAAGCCAGATTCAACTTTCTCTGTCACAAGGATGAATGCCCTTGCAGATGAGATGGAAGCATTGACAAAAGGCATCCAAGCCCAGCTGACAAAAGACATCTCAAAAACCACAATTACAGCTGGTAAGGCATCATATGAAGAGCACAATAAAATTGCTTCCTTTGATGGCAGAGTGCCTGGGTTTAATCATGTGGCTCTTTCAGCTGCCCAGATGAAATCCCTGGTAACTGAGACAAAAGTTGGTGGGAAGCTTTTGAATGAGTGGGTGGGTGATAACTTTTCTAATATTCTCAAGGCAGATTTCAAGACAAAAATCACATCTGGCATGCTCATGGGGCAATCATATAAAGAAATGCTAAAACAGTTTGATTCTGGGGTATATAAGCGATTCAGCAACGATATGGAAGGGCTCACCAGAACCTATGTGCAATCTGTGAACGTGAATGCCATGCATGATGTTGCCAAAGCCAATGATGACATCATAAAGGGCTGGAAATGGAACAGTGTTGCTGAGAATAGGACTTGCATCCGGTGTTTATCTCTTGATTCCAGAGACAAAATTTATCCAATTGATGGTGGGCCAGAAATGCCACTCCATATAAGATGCCGATGCTTTCCGGAATACATCACCAAATCCTTCAGAGAGATGGGCTTGGATATTGATGAAATAAAGGATTCATACAAGCCTTATACTATCAGGGGTGAGATCCAGCCTGTCACTGGAAAGATTAAGCCTGGGAAGATTGGAGTGGGTGGTGGAAAGATGATTTCAACTGGTAGATTTCTTGGTACATATGAAGATTATTTCAAAGGGGTGTCTCCAGCAGTTAAACAACAGATATTAGGACCAACCCGATATGAATTATGGAAAAGTGGAAAAGTATCCCTTTCCAATATGGCTTCAAAGGGTGGGGATATTCATTTGATTAAGGATCTAGTTAAAACGAAGAAAGTTGTTAAAAGTTCTTTTGTTCCTGCAAAGACCTTTAATGATATTATAGCAAAACCCTTACCACCCCATTTGGCAAAGTTTATTGAAGAAACGGAAAAAGTACAACTTGCTGGTATATCAAAAAGTCAAAAGAAATCAATTATTGCGGGTCTTAGTGATTCTGTATTAAGATATAGTGGAAAGGTTCAAACAATTAAATGGCAGAAAAAAGGTAAAAGGCATTTAGCCATTGCTAATAAAGATCATATTCAATTTCAAAAAACAGCTACAAAAAATGTTAATAAAACAGCACCTAAAAGTCATGAATATTATAAAAAAAGAATAGCTGGGGAAATTAAACATTTAGAAGAAAGTATAAAAGATCCACGGCGAAAAAGTATTGTTAGTTATAATAAAAGCAAACTTGCCAATCTTAAAAAACAAAAAAGATGGGCAAGTTATCATGAGGCAAAAGATCCATTAAGAACAATAACAGCTCATGAAGGGTTTCATAATGTTTATTTTAATCATGAATTAGAATTACCTTTTATTCAAGCATTAACAAGAAGGAATATTTATAAAAAAGAAGAATGGTTTCATGTTTCTGAATATGGTGCTGGTAGTGTAAAAGAATTATTTGCAGAAGTGGGTGCGTCAATTATAAGTGACATTAAAATTCCACAACCATTTATTGATGCTTTCAATGAAGTAACAAAAGGATTAAAAAAATGAGTATTACAACACAATGCCCAATATGTAAATATCATAAATTTTCATTGACTTGTAAAGCATTTCCCAAAGGAATACCAAGTAAAATATTAACAGGTGAATTTGATCATACTAAAAAGCATCCAGATCAAAAGAATAATATTGTATTTGAAAAAGGAATAACAAATGCCAAATAAACAAACAGATGAAGAAGAAGGCCAAGCAATGTTCGCCGAAGCAGAAAGAAAAAACTCTGTGGCTCTTTTGGCTTTTTATTATTGGGAACGATTTCAAGTTCTCCAGGCCCAGGGATTTACAGAAGCACAGGCCATGGAAATTGTCAAGACAAGAGGGATAATGGTATGAGTGCTCTTGAAATTAAAAAAATATTTTATGCTTGTTTTCTTACGATATTTTTTATACGATATGCGAAAAAGGAGTGACGATGGCTATTATACCTTTCAATAAAACAGATCAACAAATTGGAGAAGCGACTATTGCAGAGCTTGAGAGAAAAGCATCTGTGGATCTTCTTGCATTTTATTATCATGAAAGGTTTGAGGCTTTGGTTGCCAATGGATTCACAGAAGAGCAGGCAATGGACATTATTAAAACAAGGGGCATAATGATGTGAGCACCACAACGATAAAAGATTATTTGCTTGGTTATTATGATGAGTTTGAGATTCCAGAGAAGCCAAGAGAAGTTGGTTATTATGAGCAGATATTGGAAGATTGGAATTCCCAATGTGATCTTTTTTTTAGTGCCATTCATGCAATGAAGAGAATAAGTGAAGCACCATAAATATTAATTTTAATTGAGAAAGGAAAAACCATGTTTCAGACATACCAAAAGGAGTCCGAGATTCCCGAAGCTCTTAAAGAGCACTATGTTGAGAAAAATGGCAGCTGGGTTCCAGATGGCTTTGTTTCAAGTACAAAGCTGGATGAATTCAGAACCAATAACCGGAATTTAGCCAAAGAAAAAGAAGCTTTGCAGACTCAGCTGCTCACTTTTAAGGATGTTGATCCAACAAAGTATGCAGAAGCTGTTCAAAAGCTTCAAGATCTTGAAAATGACAGACTTGCCGAAGCAGGAGAATTCAAGATCTTAAAAGCCAATCTTGAGCAGGCACATGCTGATGCTATAAAAAAAGAGAAAGAAAACTCTGCAAAGGTTCAGGCTGGCTGGAATTCAGAAAAGATTGCCAATGCCACAGCCACAACCGTTTTAAAACATGCCTTACCAGCTGAAGGAAATATGAAATATATCCAGGCTGATATTCAAAATTTGACCTCAATTGATCCTGATACTGGTAAAATTGTATTCTTAGATGATAAAGGACTCAAAATGAAGAATGAGGCTGGTGATGCTGATCTTGAGCTTGAAGAGTATTTGACAAAAACCTACATTCCAACATCAAATCTGTTCAAGAAGTCAGAAGGCAGCGGTTCAATTGGTGGGTATGATGTTCCATTGTCTGGAGCAGGACAAGTTAATATTGATCATGTAAATGGAAAAGATATTTCTGGTGGTACTATTGAAAAGCTTGCCTCTGGAGAAATGAAAGCAGTTTAACCTTTAAACAACAGTTTTAAATGCTCTTGGCCGACAGTCACTGGGCAAATTCCCGAAGGAATTTTTTACAAATTAACCTTTCTGGGATTTTGCCCAGAACTACAAACAGGAGAATTTAAAATGAGTAATACATTAACCTCAATTCTGGTTCAAATCCTGGCAAAAGGAATGATGACTCTGCGTCAGCAAGTTCTTATGACCAGGCTTGTAAACACTGACTATTCCATGGAAGCAAAGAAAAAAGGACAGACCATTGATATTCCTATTGGCTCTGCACTTACTGCCTCCAATGTTACACCAGCTGCTGTTCCAACAGCACCTTCTGATTTAACTCCTACCACAGCACAGATTTCCCTTACCAACTGGAAGCATGCTGATTTTGCTCTAAATGATCAAGAAATTGGTCGCATCCGGGCTGATCAAGACTTTGTGCCACTTCAGATGAATGAAGCTTTTAAGGCTCTTGCCAATGCCATTAATGACTCTGTATATTCCAAATATACTGGTATTTATGGATATGTTGGTACTGCTGCCACTACTCCTTTTGGAAGTGGTGTAGAAGTTGCCAGTGCAACCAATCTCAGAAAAACCCTTCATGAGCAGCTTTGTCCCAGAGATGATAGAAGGGGTGTTCTTGATTTTGCTGCTGAAGCTGCTGCCCTTAATCTGTCTCAGTTTTCTGATGCTGAAAAAAGAGGTAGCAAGGACACCAAAGAATCAGGCAATGTTGGAAGGGTTTTTGGCTTTGATTGGTTTGGAGAAGATGCTGTTCCAAGCCATACTGCTGGAACTGCTTCCGGAGCAACCACAGATGCTTCTGGGTATGCGGTTGATGTTGAAACACTCACTCTTGCCTCTGCTGGAACTGGAACTATCCTTACTGGAGATATTTTCACCATTGCTGGTGACACCCAGACTTATGTTTGTGTGACTGGTGATGCTGATGTATCTGGTGGTGGAACAGTGACATTTAAACCACCTCTAAAAGTTGCCATCACAACTTCTGCAACTGCCATTACCCTTAAAGCCACTCATGTTGTTAACCTTGGCTTCCACCGGGATGCTTTTGGTCTTGCTATGAGGGCACCTGATGCTGGTCTGAAAGAACTTCTTGGTGCAAGTAAAGCCGGGAATATTATTGAATCTGTTACCTTGGCAGATCCTGTTTCCAAGCTTATCATGCGGCTGGAGTTGATTCGTGGTTATAAAATGACTATTTGGGATGTTGATTGTCTCTGGGGTACTGCTCTTGTTGACCGGGATAAAGCAGCCAGACTTGCTGGATAATCATCAGTCAAATCTGTGAAGGGTATTTAATCCCTTTTGTGCCCTTCACACAAAAAGAAGGAAGGAATTATGAAGGTTGAAACCATAAAAATAGTTTCTAAAAATGCAAAGGGTGGATTTGTGGTTATCAACAAATCAGATCTCAAAACCACTCATACTATTTTTGGAGAAAAAGTTGCTCCTGGAAAATCAGAAGTTAAAAAAGTTGCCACCACTCTTAAAGGAAAAGTTTTCAAAAAATAAAAATTAATCCAAGCGTGATGTTTTGGAAGAATAAATAAAAAAGGAGAAGAAAGATGAAAAAAAGAATTTTAATACCCTTTATACTGGTGATGATTTTTATTGCCTGTTTCTTAGGGTATCAAACAATCCTGGCCACAACCTATACTCAGCCACTGTATGGGTCTTATGAACTTGTCCCAACGGCAGATACAACTGATAATATTTCTTCCAGAGATGTAATTGGAAATAAATCTGATGCTGCCGCAGCCGGGGCTGTGACAACCACTGAATCAATAATGGCTTATGCCAAACAGGGAGTTGGAAGCCAAGAGACTACTGTCTCAGCCACTCTAACAACCCTAACTAATGGAAACAACAATCTCTTTGTAGTTGCTGGTGGACCAGTTAAAATCCTTGAGATAACTGCCTATGTTACGACCATTATAGAATCGAAAAGTTGCTTGATTAATTACAATATTGATCCCACTACTCCTGCGGGTGATACTGCCTTTGGAACAGATGGTACAGCACTTGAGATAAATGGCGATGCTGTTGGAACTTTGTATACCTGGGATGGTGTAATAGCAAATGATCTTACAGCCACCACAAATGGCGTTGCTTTGGGGGTGGCTGCTTTATCCGGGTTAATTGTTCCAGCTGGCTCAATTGAATTGGCAGCTGTTGTTTCAACCTCTGCTACTGGTGCTGTCACAGTCTATATCCGTTATATACCTTTGGCAATCGGTGCTACCATAACCGCAGCATAAAGTATGAATATCATCCAAAAACTGGGGTGAAAACCCCAGTTTAAAAAGGAAAAGAAAATGGCAGTTACAGTAACAGTAGAAGATGGGTCAGGAGTGGCAAATGCAAATTCGTATGTCACTATAGCAGAAGTTGATGCCTGGGTTTTAACTAATCCACATGATACAACTTGGACAGCTTTGACTGATGCTGCAAAGAATGGGTATGCTGTGATGGCTTGCCGGGTTTTAAATGAACAAATGAATTGGGATGGATGGCAAATAGATGCTGATCAAGCTCTTGATTTGCCCAGATCAGGGATGGTTGATAAGAATGGAAATTCTATTGATAATGATGAGATCCCAACCGAAGTAAAAAATGCCCAATGTGAACTTGCCCGATTGCTTGTTATAGAAGATAGAACCGCAGACCCGGATACTGCAGGATTCAAAGAAATTGGTGTTGGCTCTATTAAATTGGTGATTGATAAAGCAGATAGAGTGCCAACCCTGGCAAGTGCTGTTTTTATTATGTTATCTTCTTTTGGAAGCAAGTCTGTTACCAAAGGTATCAGCAGAGTTATAAGGGCATAAAAATGGTTGAATCAGCGGTTAAAATATATGGAAAAATTAGCAGCACTAAATCTAAAGAATTTTCTATGGATAGATCAACCCACGCTTTTAATTGTATAGACCACGCTTTGCATAAAATATTTGAAGGGGCTTCTTTTAGTGTTTCTGATTCCGTAGTTTGTGATACTACAACTGTAAAATGGCAAATTACAACTCCAGACACAACAAAATATTCTCATTTAAAATTTTCATTAAGTAGTACTGGAGAAGCAACCTTTTTGGTTACAGAAGGATCAGATAGAACAGATGGAACTGCTTTATCTGAAGTAAATAAAAAAAGAGTTGGGACACCCACAGCAGCAACAACCATAGTTACAAGAACACCAACGGGAGGTTCAACGGATGGTGCAACAACTTTATTTTCAATAAGGAAAAGTGCAACAATACAACCAGATGAAAATGATTTTTGGATCTTAAAACCCAATACTAAATATGTTATTTCTATAACAACTTATGCAGCTGTTTATGCCACAATGAAAATTGATTGGGCTGAACACACAGATAAGGATTAATATGGGACTCGCAAATACAATTCAGAAGGCAGCAAAGACAGCTTTTAAAGCCATTGGGGATATTCCTTTGGTTTGTACTTATACTTCCAAAGGAGCAAGAACCTACACAGCGGCAACTGGGGCAATAACTTCAACTGATACAGCCTATACTTTGTTGAAAATTTTATTTGAAGATTATACAGCCAAAGAGATTATGGATTCAGGTGGTGTGATTTTGAAAACTGATCAGAAAGCTTCTATCCCAAACTTGAATTTAACTCCTACTCCCAAGAGAACTGACTTTATCACTGACTCTGCCAGCAAGAAATGGACAATAGAGGATGTTATGCTTGATGCTGCAAGAGCTTTGTGGGTTTTCCAGGTAAGGAGAAGCACATAATGGCAAAAGTCTCTTATAACACAAAAAAACTTGCAAATAAGGTATCTGGAAGATTTGAATTATTTGTAAGGAAAATTGCATTGGATGGATTGAGACAGCTTATTCGACAAAGCCCAGTTGATACAGGAAGATTTAAAGCAAATTGGTCTTCAGGAAGTATAAAATCAGAGAAAGTAAAAGCTCCAATTACACCAACAAAAAAAGGTGCTTTAACTTCTCCAAGTGATTTTGGAAGGAGTTCAAAAGGAATTTCAACTTATAAATTGAATAAAAATTTATGGCTTTACAATAATATGGTTTATGCTGTGCCTCTTGAATTTGGTTCATCTCTTCAAGCCCCAAAAGGTTGGATGAGGAATACAGCAAGAATGATGCAAAAAAAATTAAATGAAGTGAAGGATTTGGTATGAGTTATGCACAGGAAAGAACAGATATTGAATCCAGGTTAAGTACAAACTGGTCAACAACTCCAATTAAGTGGGATGGTGTTGCTTTTACTCCAACTCCTGGTACTCCTTGGATTAGGTGCTCAATCCTGCCGGGTGATGTAGAAGCCCTTGAATTTGGACGGGATACTACAAAAGAACATATGGGAATTATTGATATTGGAATTTTTGTTCAGAAAGAGACTGGAACTGTTTTGGCAAGGACTTATGCGGATACCCTTTCTGCCCTATTTGATATGGTTTCTTTTGGGACTATTGATTGTGATGAAGCTTCAGTTAGGAATTTGGGAGAAGATGGTGATTGGCATCATTTTAGTATTTCAATACCTTTTTCAAGAAGGGAATAAAAAATGGAAGATCCAAATGCATGGGCTGAGTGCGAAGGCTGCAAAAAGAATTTTGTTCTGAGAGCTTCTGC